CTTTTGCAATGCCGGTCTCTGTGTCAAGCAGTTCGTTGAAAGTTCTGCTTTCGCCGTCCAGTTTCTGCGTATATTGCACCGTGACGTCCATATCCGCCCAGCGTTCGCAAAGTTCAAACGCCGCAAATACTGTGTCTATGAAGCCGGACGCCGCTGCGTCGTGTACAACGCAACGCAATTCCTGCCCGTCGCATTTGAAGCGAAACATTTCCTTCACCCCGCTTGAAATTTGTTCCAATAGTCGGCGATATAGCCCGTCCACTCTTTCGGCCTATCCTGTGCCCGCAATTCGCAAACGTCGCGAGGCGTGTCGACGTGAATGAATTCCGCGCCGAATATCGTGCCCAGCCGTTCGCGCTCCGCTATCAGAGGATAGCCGCCGATGATATAGGCGTTGTTCCATTCGCCATATCTCGTTTTGACCATGTCGAGCATGCAATCGCGAACGCGGAAAGCATTCGCCCGCAAGCGGTCGTCGTGCATAAAATGCGCGTCCGTGCCGCTCTGCGCGCTGATGCAATACCATATTGCATCCATGTCGACAATCAGGTCGCCAGCCCCGGCAACGCCGTTGACATAGGTCGTTTTGCCGCTGCACGGCGAGCCGTAGACGACGTAAACCTTCTTAATCCTCCGCGCTTGCGGTTTGCCGAATCCAAATCTTTCGTGTATCTCGTTATGGCAACGATGATGCACAAAGACAACGTTCGCGGGATTCAAAGAAACGTTTACGTCGTTTACGTTGGCAAGCGTCAAATGCTCGACGTGATGCCCTATGCGGTCATACTTGCGGACAATCGGTTTCCCGCAATGTGCGCAAATAATATCGCCTTTTTCGTCTTGCCGTTCATCCGCAAGGACGCGAAGAAACGTTTCCCATTCGTCCGTGTGGTAAAAATCAGCAAGGTTTGTAATATACTTCACAGCGCAAGCACCACTTTGCGAAGTTGCTGAATCACATCGGCGCGGGGCTTGTTCTCTGTGATCGTCAACCATGTTTCATGGCTTTTCCCGATCCCGTCGACAGCCGCCCGAATTTCCAGCACGTGCGCCGTCCATCCGGCAAGGCTTGTTTGCCCGGATACAATAGGCGTAAAAGGATAGGCGCTCAAGCCGTAGAACGCGCGCAGCGTGGCGACGCGGTCTTGAAGCTCCTGCATGTGCAAAGCCTTGACGGGCGTTGCGCCCGGCGTCAAGGTCGCGTCCGCGAAGCCTGCGAGCGGCGCGTGATCTCTGCGCAGCGTGTTCGACGATTCTTTGCCGGGCGAGTTGTATCCCTCTATTGCGCCGATAGTGTAGACCATGAATTTACGGTAATAACCCGCAACGCTCGGCGGAGAGACTACGCAGCTTGTCGTATAGCTGTCAGTTGCCGCGCACATGGTCCAGTTATTCCAATTGATACCGTCCGCCGAATCGGCACAATATACAGCGTAACCGCTTATCGGGTTGCCATAGCCCGCCGTCGCGCCAGACCAAGAAAGCGTTACGTTGCCCGTTGCAAGCGTGCTTGAAAGCGCGCAGGCCGTAGGCGCTCCGCAGGCCGTCCAGTTACGCCGCAGCGTGTTCGTCGATTCTTTCCATCCGGAATAGTAAGACGCGCCTGCTGCGCCCTGCGTGCGGACGCGGTATTTGTAGTAATTGCCCGCCGTCGTGGGCGGCGCAACCGACAGAGACGTTGCCGTCGTCGTCGTGAGTGCTGTCCAGCTTCCCCACGTTTTGCCGTCGCTGGATTCGCAGCGCTGCACCTCGTAGCCGGTTATTGCGTTGCCATAGCCCGCCGTCGCACCCGACCAAGAAAGCGTTACGTTGCTCGTTGCAAGCGCGCTCGACACATTGCAGGCCGTAGGCGCTCCGCATTTGCTGTATTCCTCATAATTGACAGTTATTGTAAACTCTCGCATATAGGAAGTAGCATTAAACGTGGTATTCGCCTTTGCGTAAAGCATGAAAGAGCCGGTCGCAAACTTCTCAATATCGGCTTGCGTGTAGTTCATTTCGCCGTTGAGTGTTTGCCTATAACTTGTCATGGGGAAACTTTTCGCAGGCGCTGCCGGGCTTCCGTCTTTGCTGCCGATTGCGAACCAATGCAAGTCCCACGTGTCGTCAACGTCGTACGAGCTTGCAGACATTGCGAGCGTATACAATATGCCCGTTATGGTCATTCCGGCGGGAATGCTCTCGCCGCTGACCGCAATACTTCGTCCGTTTGTGCCCGCATTGAGACCGGTATCGCCGTCGCTGTCGACAAATACGCCCGAATATTTTACAGATGGCATAACTCGCACCCCCTCGCTTTATCAGGCATAGACAGCACCGACAATCCTTGTCGCTTTCAACGTGCCGTTGATCGTCATATCGCCGTCGAGAGTGTTATCGGCGACAATAGTCCCGTCCGGGGTTGTGCGCAGCATCTTTTGAGCCGAAACGCCGGACATTTTGCCCCCGCGCGTGATATTGCCGTGCGCATGATTGTCGAACGTGGTCTTCGGTACGACCTCGACTTCGCTCTTGCATTCACGATGACCATATACAGCCATGTAATCACCCTCCACCGGTTTTCTTGTGGTTTCCTTGTTTCTGTGATCCTCTAACGCTCATTTTCGCGTTTTTTGATCGTTACCAATTTTCCCGTTCGTCCATAGCCTTTTTATGCTCGAATTCCTTCTCGCGCTGTGCCTGCGCTGCCGGTTCGGACATGTAGCCGCCCCAATTCATGAGAAGGAAGCGCAGCGCATGGAAGTTCGGCGGGAAATATTCCTCTTCTTCGACCTCGACAATCTCTTCGTCTTCCGAAAGCCGCTTGCCGTTGTCGTATTCGACGTGCTTGACTTTGTAATGCTTTTTGACCTTCATCGTGAAACCACGTGCAAGCCGATACATTTCCGATTCAAGCACTTCGATTTCTTCGTCGCGGTTCTTTACCTTGACAATGCGCGGCGCATTTATGGCGTCCAGAAATTCCGGATACTCATTTTTGCACCGTTCCCACGTCCGGCGGGAGACGCCCAGCATGTCGCGCATTTTCGCTTGAGAAATACCGTTTTGCGCCATAAGGCGGACAACGTCGAGTTGTGGCCTTATGGTCGTTTCATATGCCGGTTTGCGTCCCGCCTTTTGCGGCGTCTTGTTCGGCGTCATTCATACATCACACCTTGTCAAGCTTTGCCCACGTCAGAGGCCCGCAAATGCCGTCAGGCGTCAAGCTGTTTGCCGTCTGAAAGGCTTTGACTGCCTCCACCGTTTCAGCGCCGCAATTGCCGTCAATGCCATACAGCGGAAGCGCACAGCCTGCCTTGACAAGCTTCGTTTGCATTTCGCGAACGACGTCGCCCTTGCTGCCCTTGCGGATTGTCGGCCTGTCGGTCGTCGTGGGTTTGCTTTCGGCGGGCTTCTGCGTCGTGCTGCCGGTCGCGGCCTTGAGCTTCGCCCATGTCAGAGCGCCGCAAATGCCGTCCGGCGTCAAGCTGTTTGCCGTCTGAAAAGCTTTGATCGCTTCGACGGTTTCGTCGCCGCAATGCCCGTCAATGCCGAATCGCGGAAGCGTGCAGCCTGCCTTGACAAGCAGGGTTTGCATTTCGCGCACCTTGTTGCCCTTGCTGCCCTTCCTGATCGTCGACGTGGCGGTCTGCTGTGCTGCGCTGCTTGCGCCCGCTGCCGCTTTCGCCCGCTCGACTTCTTCCGGCGTGTATTCGATGTAAGGGCAAAGCCCCCAAAGCTTGAAACTGCTGCGCGCGGAAAGCTTGTTTCGCTGCACGCCATAAGAGACGCCGCGAGCCTCCACCACGTAGCCGCCGCCCACGTAAACGCCGACATGTCCTTTCGTGCTTGACCATACAAGCAAGCCGGGTATTTCCGGCATGTTCGAGACGTTGCCTTTGATCTTCGTCGCGCTGTACATGCCGTTCGACCCCTTGTCGGGCAGGCTGTTGCGTCCGTACTTGATAACGCCGTCTTGCTCCCAGTAATAACCCTTAATCAGGCCGACGCAATCCGTGGCAATCTTGCCTTGCGCGATATGCTTCTCATATTTCGCCTGATCCTTGTCTTTGTATGAGCCGGGATACTGTCGTTTTTTGCCCGCCAGCAGGGACGCCGTGCATTTGTTGCAATACGTGCCCCACCAATAGACATGCGTTTTCGCTGCGAAGATATCCTCGGCCCACTTTGCCAGCCCTGCGCCGGTTTTAGGCATTGCCATCACCGCCCGCGTCAGGCGTGTCGGTAGCGTTCGCGTCGATAAAGCCCTCGGCCAGAACGTAGGCGATAACCGACGCGCCTGCGAGAATCAGGCTTGTAATCTGCGTCGCAAGCTCTTCCGCGCCGCCGAAAAAGACAATCAGCATAGAGACAAAGCCAGCAACAGCCGTCCAGAATTTCCGAGAGGTCAACTTGCGTTTCCAGTCAATCATGTTGTTTTGTCCTCCTTATTCGTCGTTTCTATGCAAGTCCGCGACATGTTGTTCGAGGATCGCATATTGTCGTTCGAGCTTGTATGTGCGGTCGATAAGGTTGTTGTGCTTGTCGACCTTTTGTTCGAGTTGCTCTATGCGGTAGGTTGTGAGCTTGTTCGCCGCCAGAATACCTATCAGCGAACCAAGTACACTCCCCAGCGCGCCCACAATCGCCACAATCACAACGTCCGACAACCGCACCACATCCCCCGTATTTTCTTGCCTACATAATACAAAGCAGGGAGGCGAATTACCATAGCGCCAAATGTGCGCGGTTTGTGCGTCAAAAATGGCGCGATTTGTGCATCAATTGTGCGCGGAAAATTGCACCAACAGAAAAAGCCGCGAGGCGTCAAAGCCAAGCGGCGCAAAGAAAAACCGGGCTTTCGCCCGGCCTGCTGATTATTTGTTTTTTTCCATGTCCGCGCGAATCAATTCGCGGAGGTATTTTTGCACGTTCTTTTGTGCCTCAAGATGTTTGAGAAGGTCTTCTTCCGTGTGCCTGTTGACGTTCAGAACAAAACGTCGAATGTTCTCTTTGATATACTGCGCTTGCGACGCGTACTTCGTTTTTGTCAAGATTCCTCCACCTCCTGCGCGGCCTGCCCTGCGAGCTTTAATTGCAACTCTCTGATCGTCCGTTTCTGCTTTGCGTTCTCGTTTGCGAGTTGCCTAATCCGACCGGCGGCGTCGCGCGGAAGCGTGCAAATGCCTTTCCGCAGGTAATCCCCGTAGAGCGGGCACAACTTGCAAAAGCTCGCTTGCCCGTTACAATACCGCAAAGCCCCGATAAGCTGCTCGTTTGTCATTGCTTTCCCTTCCTGCCGGGGATTAGCCGCCCCGGCTCGGCGTTATGATTATCAGGCGAGTTTGAAGACGTGATACTTGAAGTTTCCGTCTTCGTCGTGCTTCGCTTCGACGATGGTCAGCTTTTCGAGGGCTTCGCTCATGGGGGAACCATACGTTCCGCGTACATACAGCCCCGCCGCTTCTGCCATGCGGAAGAAACATTCTCTTTCAATCGCGTTTGCAAAAGAGGGAAGTTTTTTGAATGTGCTCTTGATCCATTCTTCGCACCATTCTACTTTTATTGCTTTGCCCTGTTCGTTCTTCATTGTTCCCGCTTCCTTTCTTGACTTCCTGCCGCTGTTGTGGTAGAATCCGGGGGAAGGGAGAGGCGACCGGCGGCAGGTTTACCGGACGCCCCTCCGAGGTTTGGCGATTAGAGGCTGTCGAGGGCTTCTCTAATCGCCTTTTTGCGTTCTGCGATTCGCTCAAGCGTTTCGCGGTCGGTCGTGCAGCTTGTCAGTCGGTCGAGTTCGTCCAGCCTTGCGAGAAGGTCGGCGCGTCTTGCTTGCGTGTCGGTCATGTTGATAACCTCCGCTTTGTCGGTCGTTCGGTTCATGCTGTCACCTGCCTTTCTGTCGTCGGGCTTTTGTTTCCCTTGCCCTTTCGACACTCTTATTATATCATATAGTGCACTATATGTCAACAATTATTTTCAGAAAATTTGTTGTATTTTTACCACTTTTCGACTTTTTACTACAAAGAATCCTATTGCAATTTTCCGAATGGTTGTATTACAATGTATCCGATTTCCATTTCCCCGCCTGACGGCAAAAAGGAGGAATATTTGTGTCTGACGTCCCCGACGACGACCGGCTAACCAATCTCCGCGCCCTGCTTGTGCTTTTCGGTGAACGGTATATTCACGTAAGCACAGAACAAGCCCTCTTTGATTGCAAACATTCGCGCGATAACATGATCGCGGCATTCGTCGCAATTGTGAACGTCGCCGATGATACACCGAAGATAGAATGTATTGATAGAAGATAGAATGTGTTGATATATAAAAGCCCCTCCACCGAGGGGCTTTTTGCAATTTATGAATGTTAATTATTCATTTTTGCAGCTGCGTTAAGGCACGATCGCCGCCGAAACACAAAATAAAATGCAATAATCGCCGCGCATACATGCAAATAGCCGGGAATCGTCCCCGGCTTTTGCATTATCCACATAGTTATAAACAGCCCTGTTGATATTTACAACCCGCCGTCCCTGATATACTGATCGGTATATAGCATCATTGCCACGCGGGACAGCGCTCTTTTTTTGCGCCTTGAGACGGTCGACGTGTCGCAATCGTCTGCCGCCGCCGCCTCTTCGTTCGTCATTCCTTCGACGTATATGCGCCGGATTGTGTATTGTTCTTCGAGTGTGAGCGACGAAAGCGCCCGCGTGATCTTCGTTTCAAGCTCCCGCGTCTCTTTCCCGCCTTTCAATCCTGCGCGCTTGATTTCGCCAAAGACGCGCAGCGCCTTGTCTGCCTTTTGTATTGCCTCCACTTGCCGCGCACCTCCGACCCGTCTAATTTATCCCCGGAAAATATGAATCCGGTCGTCAATCCTTTTGCGCCACTTCCTGCGCCGTCTGACCTCGCGCGCCTTTTCCGCCGTCTGCGCCCCGGCATAGGATCGCGCCCGCGCTGCCGCTTTCTGTGCTGCAAACGCCTCCGCCTCGCGCCATTCCTCGCGCGTCAGGTCGTCCAGACGTGCTTCGTCTTCATATTCTACAAGCTCTTTAAGCTTTGCTATTGCCTCCGCGTTTGCCGCAAATGCCGCGAGAAACCCTCTAAAGGCTTCCCCAAGCTGCGCAAGAGCTTCGCCGATCTGTTCGGCAAGTTTCTTCACCGCTTCCACGAATTCCGGCGTCGGCGTCATATTTACCGTAAGCGTCGCCGTCTCTCCGACCTCTCCGACGCGCAAGAGGTTCATATATTTGTCGTCGATCTCTTCCAGCTTTTCGAGCTTGTATTCTTCAATTTCGTCTGCGACAATATAATTCATCGTTGCGCCTCCTGTTCGTCCACCTTCGCAGAGAGTTCTTCAAGCCTTTGCGCCGCCTCAAGCTTCAAGTCGCGGGCACACCCGAAACCGCTTGTCTTTTTGCATTCGTCGCACGGTTTCAGGAGTTGGGAAGGACGTCCAGCGCACGCCCGCAAGCTGCGAACAAGGTCTTTTGTCTTCATTCCTCCACCTCATGAATATAAACAGCGACGCAATCCTTTCCGGCAGGCGCTTCTAAAATGTGATCGTCGACGTCGACAACGTGCTTGCGGTCGTCGTTCTCAATGATCCCCGCTTTCTGCATAGCGTCAAGAATGTATTTCTTCGCGCTGTATATGTTGTCAACGTCCCGCGCCTTGCCGTGTTCGTGCCAGAAAAACGAAATTCGCACCGGCTTTGTGACCGGCCTGCATTCGCCCTTGTTCCTTGCCGACCTGATTGCCCAAATGATCGCCGTTTCTGTGTCTTCCTTGAAGCGCGCGCCTTTTGACCAATGCGAGCGGCATGCGTTTATGTAGTCATTCAAGGACGGCAAGCGCCCTTGTATTA